TCAGTCTTTTCTTGATTTATCGATCTCTTTTTTCTTGACCACTTCATCTAGAGCATCTAATAAATCGTCCTCAAAATGAGGGTCACGTACAGCTGTAGAAATAATACGTGCAACAATTTTTGACGTACTTAAATATTCATCTGGTTCTTCCTCTACTTTAGAATGTGACATAGAAATATACATTTCACCTTGTCCGCTTACTATCCAACCAGCGTTAACATCTGGATATCTCTTTGTGATTAAATCAATCTTATCAATACCTATCGCTCTATTTCCAGACATTGCCTTACTCAAAGTGCCTTCTGTTATACCACATTCCATTTCAAATTTTCTGATCGACATATTCATGTCTTTTAATAGCAGCTTAAGACGGCTCGCAAAGTTTTGTTTTTCAGACGGTTGCATAATTTATACGTATTTTAAGGAATAAAAGTTTGGATTGTATTCCTTTTAATCCATACTTTTACACCAACTTAATACCACAAAAATACAACATTTAACACACCTACTATATCGTAATAAACTATGATAGATTCAGAACAAAAAGATCAGATAATCAAAATACTAGGAAAAAACTATCTCCTAGAAATTCAGAAATATCTCAATGAATTGGGTATAACTTCTTATAGAGATCAGGAATATTCTACAGAAACCATAAGGAGAATAATACATGGTGTGTACGAAAATCCAAAAATAGAAAACGCTATCATCGATCTATGGGAAGCTAAGTTGGAAGAGATCCAACAAAACGAGGATAGAAAAAAAATGCTCCTTAAAGCAAGCCAAAAAATCAATTAAAAATCATCCAAATGAATACTAACTCACGAATTAATGCGCCTGTTTATGGATTGTCTCCATCAGATAAAGGCATAGAATTTTATGCAGATGTAAAGTCTCATAGAATGTATTTCCTTCAAAATGGAATAAGAAAGTCCTTTGATCAATTACCAATTAATATAGCAGTTCAATTGCTGCACAAGCTTGGTAACGATATAAAAGCTCAAGAAGACTTAAGTCATTTATCTCAAAATGAGAAAATGGAAAGGTTCGCATTTTGTCTTTACGGTGGTGTTGATCACACTCCAGATGTAGACGAAAACGGAATCCTACTTGAAAGCGAAAACTTTAGATGTAGTAACAATTGTACTTGTTTAGCTTGGTCTAGTAAAACAATAGGAGATAATACATTTAAGCTTACTAGAAGAGAGATAGAGGTACTTGATGCTTTATCTACCGGACAAATTGATCTAGTGTTAATAGATGAATTAAACATCTCACAATCTACACTAAACACACATCGTAAAAATTTATTTAACAAGTTCAATGTACAAAGCACTACAGCTCTTGTAATGAAAGCTTCTAGTTTAAAAATTATTCAATAATGGGATTTATAACAATGGATATGATAGTAGCATTTATAGGTGGTTTTATTGCTGCGTTCCTATTACTCTTAATAATAATAGAAGAAGCTGAATAATGAATTGTTACTCAATAGAATGGTTAATCATAGTTGTTTTTGTTGGGCTTGTCTTAGGGTTTGCTCTAGCAGTCACTATGGTACTACTTATTCTAAAGTACAATCACTTCAACTATAACGATTAGTTACCACCACTATTAAACCTTTAAAACACATTTAAATGAGCGAGCAAGTTATTTTAAAAGATATATATCAAGTCAATAGTGATATTAATAGAATCACTGCACAACTTAAGGTAGTTAATGATAATCCTGAGCGATATGAAAAAGATGTAAACAATCTTTCTCGTGTTTATCTAAAACAACTACGTGATAAAGCCACTCAACTTAAATCACTTACCAACCTAATAAGCTTTTCAAACAATGGCTAAGAGAGATGATGTAATTAGAGAAATCAAGGAAAAAGCTACTCTTAAAAATACGTTAGCAGATTTTCACCCAGAGCGCAAAGAAAAGCCAAATAAATGGATCCTTACGTGTCCTTCTTGTGGGCATGAAAAAGCAGAATACAGCTTGTCAAAGGATATATACAAGTGTTTTAAATGTGACGCTGGCGCCAGTACTGCACAATCTTATTTAATAAAGGTTAGAGATTACAGCAACTGGGATAGTATTGTTGAGATGGCACGTATTGAAAGCATCAGCATACCAAAACCAGAAGATAATCAAACGGAAATAGAAGAAAGTATAAGTGAAGTCACAGGAACTTCAGCTGCAAATGCAGCAGCAAGTAAAGCAAGAGCTAAATCTAAAAAGCCTAAAATTTCACGAAAACGACTTGATCCAAATAAAACTTTTTTACAGCAGTTTATAACAGGCAGCGGTCTTGATATCGGTGATGTAACTACAACTGTGCATGTAGATCAAGACACCACTAAGGAAGTAGCGTTATATCAAAGTGCAACTATAGATAGCGCATTTAAAATTGTACCAGGTGATGATGTGATAATTCACTACTATGATCTCTATGGTAAACCTGTAACCTATTACAGGAAAAACAAACAAGGTCAAACAGTAGGCCAGCCATTACCATTCTACAGAATACGCTATAGTAATCCAGAAGCTAATGCACCGGATAAATCAGGAAATCATCCTAAATACAGAAGCCCATTTGGTAGCGGTAGCAAAATTTACATACCTAAATGGACGCGAGAGAAGTTTCAAAAATCTAGTCGTATTGAAACGCTCTACATTCAAGAAGGTGAAAAAAAAGCCGATAAAGCAACTAAACACGGTTTAATATCTGTAGGAGCTATGGGAATTCACAACATAGCTAGTAACAAACAATTAGCTAAAGACTTTGAGCTTATAATCAAGCGTTGCCAGGTAGAAAATGTTGTTTTCATGCTAGACAGTGATTGGCAAGATTTATCTTCAAATATAGATGGAACTAAACCTGCAGACCTTAGACCACGTAGTTTCTTTAGAGCAGTTTCAAATTTTCAAAAACACTTTGCTGCATTCAGTACAACTGGTATTGATCTAAATATATTTTTCGCTCACGTAAAACCTAATGATCGTGGCGATAAAGGTATTGATGATTTAATGACAAACAGTCTTGATGAACTAGAACTCAAAGCGCTCAAAAGTTCTACTGATAAGGTTTTGAAAAAACCAGATGGAGAACACCAGTATCTAAAGTTTTATAATATCACTACTGTTAGTGAGATGGCATTACGTAAATACTGGGCCCTAGAATCTATTGATTCATTCATAGAACAATACAGATCAAGGCTCCGAGATCTTCCAAAATTTAGATTTAATAGACTAGACTGGCGAATCAATGAAAACGGAGAAAAAGAACTAGCTCAACCACTTACCAATGAGGAAATGTTCTACCACATTGATAAAGAGAAAAAAGGAGATCGTGCTGTATCCTTTAATTACAAGCGCTGTTATACATTCCTTCAGAATAGAGGTTACTATCGCTTTCGCGTAAACTCATTAACCTATGGATGGGTTCATATTGAAAATAATGTGGTTACACGCAAAGAGCCACACCAAATAAAGGACTATGTAATCGATTTTGTAAAAGAGATGAACATTGAGAATGTTGAGAACCTACTATATAAAGGTGCTAAACAATATTTAGGTAGTGATTCATTAGGAAATTTGGACTATATAGAACCTAATTTCTACAAACCTACTATTGACAGTCAAAACTTATATTTTGAAAACAAGTATTTCCATGTTACCAAAGAAAAAATCCAGCTACTTGAAAATAGTAATGCTGAAGGTAAGATTTGGAAGGATAGTATTTTAGAATCATCTCCTACTCTATTAAAGCCACTATTTGAATTTGAAAGAATCAGTCACGATCACACGGTTGAAAATCCAGAATTAAAACCATATATAGGAGAATACAACCTAGTTTTTTCTGAAGAAGGAAAGAAATGTGATTTCCTACAGTTCTTAAACAACACCAGTAAGTTTTATCATAGAAACACCAAAGAAGAAAACATCACTATCGATGAAATATTTGAGACCAATCGACACTTATTAAGTAAAATAACCGCCTTTGGTTATATGCTTCACGATTTTAGAAACAAGGGCCAGGAGTTTGCTATTGTAGGCATGGATGGTATGATGTCACAAGTAGGTGATTCAAATGGCCGTAGCGGTAAATCACTATTTGGCACTGCTCTAGAACAACTTATCCCAACAGTTGTAATGGATGGAAAAACGACAGATCTTCAATCAGATAGATTCGCGTTTGAAGAATTAGACAGTACTCATAAAATGATATTTTTTGATGATGTGAAACCAAACTTCATTTTTGAGCTGTTATTCGCAAAAATCACAGGACGATTCACCGTTGAGAAAAAAGGTTTTGGAAAATACACGCTACCACAAGAATCTGTCATCAAATTTTATATCGCGACAAACCATGCACTCAAAGGAGATGGTGGTAGTTTTGAAGATAGACAACGATTACTGGGTTTTTCTGGCTGGTATAATACTGAATGGAAGCCTATAGATGATTTCGGAGTAAGATTCTTTGATGAATGGGAACCAGGACAATGGAATTTGTTTTACAATTTTGCTGCTTTGGCTTTACATACATATCTGAAGTTTGGAATTATTAAAGCTCCTACTAGCAAACTTCTACAACGTAAACTACGACAAGACATAGGTGAAAGCTTTATGGATTGGGCAAATGAATACTTCAGTGCTCCGGATAAATTAAATACGCGATTAGTCAAAGATGACATGTATGCTGCAAGTTTTAATGATCCTTATGGACCAGGATTTGTTATAAAATACCCTACTCAGCGCAAGTATACACCTATAAATGTATTCAAGGTTAAAATGAAAAAATACTGTCAATTCAAAGGCTGGGAATTTAATCCTAGTAAAGAAGGTAAGGATATTAAGGTAGCAGGGAAAGAACTATTTGAAATCGTACCACCACAGGAAGAATTACAGGATATAACAAGAGCCTACAACGAAAATAAAACAGAATCAGATACAAATCTTGATGATAGTGATTTAAGATATTAATACAAGAGTTATGAGAATTGAAGACGCAATTAAAGTATGTAAAACAAATAACGTGAGAGTTTATCCCTGTTTTTATAAAGGCAGGTGGTATGTAGCTGCTTCAAAAAAAGTACTTAATCTAAGAAGTGCTCAACAATTATTCAATCTTAACTCAAGAAACGAAAATATCATACACTCGAATATAAAAATCGATAATGACAAATTCATTCAAGCTATTCACACAAACACACTTCTAGGCGCTGGTTATAGGCTTATAATGTGTAAAAAGACACTCAAATCCATCAAAGATCATTGGATATATGAAGCTTTAAGAATCAAAGGAAAATCAATTAATAACGCTGCCTAAAAGTTTAGAAAATCAATTCAAACCACAAACCGAATTAAAATTTAAGCAATAAAATAACATCAATAAGAACATGGAGCAAATACAAGAATTGTTTGAAATACTTAAGTCTACACCTGAAATGGCACTATGGGGCTTGTTAATATGGTGCATATACATTCTCGCAAAACTTGCTAGCGTAGTTTATGCTGTAAAAATTGTTTTTCAATTAGCTATTAATAAGATCCACGATTATAAAATCAAAAAGCTCAATCTTACTAATAAGGAGGAAATTGATGATGCAAGGAAAAAATTACTTCAAAGAGAACGTGATATTATTACTAGTGAATCAAGTTTATCAGATTTAAAGAGACTAGCTAATCAGTTTGAAAAAGCTTCAATAAGTTCAGTCGATCTACAGGATTGGACGGAGTTAATTCAAACAATCAGGTCAACTAGCTATGTACATCGTTCTGACATTCAAGAAGCTACCCGGGTATTAAAAAATCATAAGAATAAACTCAATAAATCATGATACTAGGATTCAACAAACAATTTAAAGAACCTATTCTAAACGGTTCTAAGATTCACACCATACGAGCAGATAAAAACAATCGATGGAAAAAAGGAAATAAAATTCACTTTGCTACTGGTGTAAGAACAAAAGATTATTCACAATTTAAATTTGGCGAATGCAAGAGTGTTCAATACCTGCGTATTGATTATCCTAAATGTGAGATCACAGGACAGCCTATTCATGCACCAACGGTACAAATAGATAATCAATACATAACTAGTGAAGAGATTCAAGAACTAGCATTAAAAGATGGTTTTAAAAACAAAGCCGATTTCTTTAAATGGTTTAAAGATGATTTTGAAGGTGTGTTGATTCATTGGACCAACTTTAAATACTAAAAATAAAATCATTACCATGAGTAAAATAATAACATTACACTACTTCATTTCAAAAATTGAGCATAGTGCTTTTCACGAAATTAAAGGTCGTTTATATAATGAATATGAGTCCATAAATTACTACGGTGATCGGGTAAGGTCTTTTAAATGCCTTGAAGATTTTAATTGCCACATATCAAAAGATCAAGAGCATTATGAATCAGTAAGATTTAAAATTGATTTTGGTAAAGATTCTTGTACAGGACATTGGGCCGATAACTTAAAAGACTTTAAAGCAGACTTCGCTAAAAAAGTATTTGCAGATTGGGAACCTTGTACGAGGAAAGAATACGAATCCTTAAGAAAAGAATTATTTGAAATTTATCAGCAAAAAATGTTCTTAGACATAGATACAATAAAAACCATTCAAGACTACACTGTTAAAATTCTAACTCGGTAGTCGGAATATGTTAAAACCAAAAAGTAATCAATACAAATATAAAGATGATTAAAATTTACAAATACGACGACTGGGACACGTGCGCAGATGCTTCATTTAAAGTTGATCTAACAGTGTTTAAAAAAGAACATGCACTCGCTTTTCTTCAATTTTATACATGGGATTGGGATGAAGATAAATGCATTATTGAGCAAGCATTGAGAAAATGTGCTTATCAAGCAATAATGATTGCTACACAAAAAGATCACAACACTGTTGGAGTTAAAAGAGTGTGGAATGTTTACAGTGAAGCTTACCCTTCAATTGATGGTTCTTTAGGTATAGAACTACTTAACGTGGGGCTTATGGAACTTGAGCCTGATAATATGACCTTAAAGATTGAAGATTATGAGTAAAAGCGACTCCACCTTCAAAGAAATCATCGTCACCATCTGGGGTGATGAATTTCCAATAATAGAACGAATGAGTCCTGCTGTATTCAGACATTTCTTTGGTACATGGCCAGGAACTAAAATGGAGAAAGTAACACTCTTACACACGTACAAACTATCAGTCTATGTAGTTGATGATCACACTACAGTTTTAGACTGTTTGATAGCCCATACTAACTTGAAAAATAAACGCGATGAAAACAAATTATCAAAATAATCTATTAGGTAAAACCTACGGACAACTTAACCATGAGCAAAAACAGCAAGCTACAAGAATAGTACTAGCTGCCTATTTCAACAGTTTATCCAATAGCACCACCGCTATTACAAAAACAACTGGACTAAAACATTCACTAGTATGCCGAATAATCACACTAGAGATTACTCCAGGTCGTGACTTACGCAGCCTTAAAGCTCAGTATACCCTTAATCACAAACAAAAAGCAAAATCATTGCTTGGACTAAGCAATAAAGAAAAACAAATCACTAACAATTGAACCCAATATTATGTACAAATTTTTAAATGAAAAACTTAATCAATCAAAAGGCGCGATAGTAGAACAAATGTGTTTTATAGCTTTTGAAATCGAGAAGGAGAAAAAATCCGATATGATAGAGCAGTTTGAAGAGGAAATCCCAGAACATATCTGTGAAATTCTAGGTTGGAGAAAAGGATACGATGTTTATGGATATATAGAAGATGCAATTGAAGACAATGGACTTATTCATTTAATGTATGAAGAAGGCTATCAAGGATTTCTGGCACAGGTATATTTCCCTGTTTGTTCCAATTTTAAATTTTCACAAGATAATCCTGAAGAAGTAATTTCTTGGGAATGTTCACGATCATACAGCTGGATTATAGATTACGTTTATGCACATACCGTTGCTGAACTTGCCGACAAAATCAGCTCCAAAAGTCAGGAATATTTCGATAAAGAAGTTAAGAGATTCAAATCAAAAAACAATTAAAAAATTTTCAATGGAATTAGTAAAAAATCAAGAAGTATCGAATAAGCGCAAACAGAGTATAATATTTTTTTTAGTAGAAACGAACTCCGTAGAGCCATACCAAGAGGAAACCGAATTAGGTATTTGTATTAAAGATGGTAATGAGCAAATAGATTTTGGATTTAGTCGATCAGAAACGGATATGTTGATTTCTTATCTAAAAGCTGTTAGAAAAAATATTATACAGCGAGATAAAATCAAAACTGCATAATTATTTACTAGTTTGATTGCGTCTCTCGATGCGTAGCCATACGCTGGGCGTTAGGTAGAATAGAGTAATCTTTTAAACTATTAAATTTTTAACTATGGTAAGAACTAAAATTAAATATAGCGACGGAAACGATTATAGTAGCCTAAAAATTAACAGTCATTTACATCCCGAATATGATGAATGTGTTTGTTGTGGCTCTAATGAATTAACCATAACTGGACAAGCTGACATTTGCCATGACTGTGGTTATGTGTATACTTAAAAATTTACCGGTTAGATTCCGACCCTAAAAGCGTATTGAAACACAACGTGTTTAGTATATGGAACGTTGCTGAATTAATCACCTTGATTATTAAATATACCTAAAAAAAGAGCGTAGGCAGACGGCTTCGCCAAATATTAATAACTTAAATCTAAATTATGAGTAATTATGTAATTAGCCTAAAACACACAGGCAAATCTGAACCAGTAGTAACTTTATGGCGTGCAAATAACGCTGGGTATTGTTGTGATATTGATAGAGCTGGAATTTATGAAAACCCAGAAGAAGGTTATCACATAGATGACCTAAACATCGCAAGACCTAAATATATGGTTGACCCACTTCTTAAAAAGATGTCTTACGGTGATTTTAAAGACCGATTAATGTTGCCTAATACTAAAGATGTATGGAACGCATTAGGCCATAAAGAAATGGCAGAATGGGTAACTAATTAAAGAGCCTTGGCTTTTTGTTTTGCTTCGATTAAGCAACAACCTGAATTAAAGAGAACTAAGCTAAAGCAATGGCGGTTATACTGTGTTGCGCAACGTTTTTTAATTATGAGAACAGTAAAAAAAATTAAAATTGATTTGGAAAGAGCTGAAAAACAGTTAAAATCACATAGAGAAAGATGTGTTGATTGCCAAACACCACCTACCTGTGCCGAAGAAGAATTTGATTGCATTATAGATTTAGGCAATATGGAAGATTGCGAATATTATGCAAACGAACTTAAGGATGCAGAGACAACATTTCAACAAGAATTAAAGGATAGGAATATAGTTGTTGGGCGTAGTTTATTTAACAAAATCCGTGATAGAATTGATAAACTTTATGAGCAGATGGAAAAAGAGACACCATTTACTCCACCATACAATATATTTAGTGAAAGAAAAGGTAAACTTCTACAAACATTGCGAATATTAGCACGTGAAGGTCTTCTTGAAATACCGTCCAACACCAAGTTTAACCGTTGTTTAAATAACCGTTAAACAGCGTTGTTTTCAATTACTTACCTAACACCTTTGCAAATCACATAAATGATGACTGAGAACCACAAAATTCAAAAATGCAACCATACCAACCAGGTAATTTCAGTCATACATGCTTGCACCGTACTAGAAACTACAATTATCGTTTGTAAAGACTGTGGCAAAGCTCTATCCCAGCCACAAACCAGTTAATACTTACCTTCTACTCTACCGTTTTACAGGATCATAGTTTACATCATGTATGTACTGGTCCTACTTCTTAGGTCATTCTAGGCACCATCGTTACCACTTGCTCCACCTTAACCACTATTATTTTGAGTGAAGGGATCTTCCTGGAACACTCTTTTATTATTCTCCTTCATACTTTCCCCTTAAACCCCAATTTTCTGATAAGAAAAATAGAAAACTTATGTGCAGGGTACATAGTTATATACCTCTTTACTTAAGAATCAATTAAAAAAGATAAATAAAGCTGTGCATTTGTGCATTTGTGCATTTTAGATATAAGTATCTAAATATCAATTAATTGTAAAAAATCAAAAAAACGTGCAATTGCTGTGCATTTTTTGTGCATTTTGACATTTCGCTTTCGCGAAAGCATAATCACCGCATGCAGCAGGACCGCTATATCACAACCATTGCTTTAAATTCAGCAAAAACGAGTTGTTTATAAAGCACAAATGCACAGGATAAATCGATGTCCTTTTACATTTTTCAATTTGAAATGATATTGCAGTATGGTTCTAGAAAAGAATGAAGATCTTATTTTATATCCCTGTGGTTTACAGTTAAAAAGCATAACAGATGATACAGTGAACTTTACTGGTGCATTTGGTGTTTCACCATCTACAATAACTGTAAGATCTAGAGTTTCAAGATCAAATCATGGAATACTTTACAGTAATACTATTATAGCAGAATTTGCAGGATTAGATAACGATACATTCCAATTATTAGATAATTACTGCAAGGATAACTATTCAGTACGTGCATTGATGACTGATGGAAAAGTATTTGAGGTAGCTTCTAAAAAAACACCAATGGATTTTGTTACTAGTTACAGTAATAAAATAACATCCATTTCGATGACTTGTGAAAGCCTTACTGAAATCAAATACTCAGGTAATACCAATGACCAAAATTTACTAGGCAATAACTTAACTTTTATTCTATAACATGAATTTCGAACTAACATTTGAAGACAAAGAATCCCTGATTGAAATACCAGGAGAAAGAAAACACAAAGCTGATGCTGACACTTTTAATGAAATCAAGGAAAAACATAACGCATTAGTTCCAGAAGTTTTATTGAAAAATGGATATGAAGGTACTGCTCAGGATTTGAAAAATGAAATAGACAATATAAATTTTGACGGAGTAAAGGTTTATGATACTCTAGCAGCAGCGCAAGCGGTATCACCTACACCAGCAGATTACACTGGTTTTTCTGTTAATCCTAACACCGATCCAAACAACGCAGGACAATATTACTACCTAGCAAGTGAGCAAGACGGAGTAAAATTTTATCGTGATTTTGCGCTTACACAAAGCGATATTGTTATCGACTTGTCGCCTAATTTGGCTAAAGATTCATATTTAATCTATGATGAATTTATAGCAAGTAATGGACAGAAATTTGCTGGTGCTGGATGGGTGATGCTTAAAATACCAGTAACCAATAATCAAGACTACACCTTTGGGAATTTCAATATTGATAGTGCTGGTTACTCGGCTTTTTACAACGATTCAGATCAATTGGTTCAATACGCAGGCAGTCATACAAATGCAACGCTACCTAAAACAGTAAATGCATCCAGTGTGAACGCAAAATGGCTATATATAGACATTGCAAGACCTAGTAATTCAGAAGTAGATTATAATAGGGTGATTGTTAATGAAGGTAACACCCTTATTGATTATGTTGAGCCTATTGATTACATAGAATCTATTGGTGGCAATAAGGTGAAATCTGGTGGTATAGAAGATGGAACAGATGCGAGTTTAGGAGCTTTGACAGTTCAGGCATTAACCTTAGATATACCACAAGGAGCAGGAACACCGCCGCCGCAAGTTGAGATTGGTGATGCATGGATAGACACGAGTAATGACAATGCAATAAAAGTAAGAATAGTGTAATGAAAGTTAAGTTTTTTCCACGTTCTGAAAATATCCCTTGTGAGGTTTGTAACCATCGCAATGGAGCTGTAATGACATTTTCGAGCCAAACCGATGCTCGTTATCAATCCAGTATTTACGCTGGTGAATTGTATGCGTTTAAAAATAATATTAGAATAGGTGCTTTTGTTACCAATCTTTTAAGTGGTCAATACAATAATGATTTAGCGATTACAGAACAAACAGGAGTTTATAGGCATGATGTTTATTTTGCAACAGATACTTGGAAAAATCCTAACACTGGAGTTATTGAACGTATTCCTGATCATTTTGATACAGTTTGGTCTAGTGCTGGTGAGGAGTTTTTCAACGTAACCGCTGGCGATCCTAAGCTACTAGATATCCGGCACATGGACAAGAAATGTATGATTTAAGCGGTGGTGCATTAGGTTACGATGTTGCTACTGATACTATTGGGACATCGCAATTATCAGAATATATAGGCGTAGTTGATTCTCACGCTGATTTTTGGCAAACGACATTTAATAGAGAATTAAGTGCTGGCAGTTATAGAAACGGAGTTCAAGGAAGTAAGGATGTTTCATTGCCTTATTATTTAGGTAGTAAAAATAGTGACAGTTCACAAGTAGGTGATGCAGATACTTACTATGGCTTGAATTTAGGCTATAATGGTACTAGTTTAACTGGTCGTGATTACTTTAAATCCTATCCACTTTCTACAAGATGGCTGAATGCATTTAGGAATTTTGGATATACACAAACAGAAGCAACCACCTATCTACAAGCTGAAATAGCAAAAACTATTGTTAACGGCGGTTGGTTTAGGGATTTTGCACACTACCATGATTATAGAAATAGCGGTTACATGGAAAAGTTAGATGAATTTTTTCAAGCTTGCAAATCTGCTTTTGGTAGTAATAACGTGCATACTTGTAGCAATGGTGAAGCGCTTGAATACATGTATTTAAGAGATGCTTGTAATAGAGTAGTAGCTAAAGATGACGGTACTAATGTTTATCTAGTAGCAGACTTTGATACCACAACTGATTTTCCACTAGAACAAATCAACATCCCTTTATCAGTTAAGGTGGATTTAACAGGTACTTCACTAGAAAATAAGTCAATAACTAGTAGTGATGGTAAGGTTATTAATTTAGGTAGTAATCAGTGGATAGTACCAGTAATATTTAGAAAGTCATTAAATATACAAACAGTTAAACTGTATGAATCGAATATTGGTATTTATAACACTAGCCAGCCAATTATAACAACAAGTTTAAACGGATCAGTTTTAACTGTAAGTGCAGACCAACCTAGTAAAATGGTTGTTTATGAAGTTGATGCTGGAGGTTTTGAATATGATGCGTTACCAGTGGCTAGGTTTAATGATTTTAGATTGTCCAATAACTATACAGTAACTGCTGGAAAGGATTACTATATAGGAGTTATAAATGAATATGGTTCAATGAGTTTTCAATCTATTTAAAATAGATTGAAAAGTAGAATATTAAAATCTGAAAGAGTATTGAGGTGTATTAATTAAGTGTAATTACGCTTTCGCGAAAGCTTAAATAGTATGGTTTATTCAGGTATAAAATTAATAATAAGCTGCTTTATAATGGCATGGCAAATAGATCTATTCCTGTACACTAATAATGGGTATGTAATAGATTGTATGATTATGACTGTTATAGGCGTGTGTACTGTGAATACTGCAAAATCATTGGTAAAATTAAAAGAATACATACGCTCATGGATGCTGAGATCAAATTGATGTTAATTGTTATAGGTGCTGGCGTAGTAGGTAGTGTGGTAAGAATACTGAACGAATTACAAAAGCGAAAAATTCCCAATAAAAGGAAGGCATACATAGCAATGTGTACAGGTGCCTTATTAATAGTAATCTGGCACTTACCACCACTTTTTGGAATTACCGATAGCAAGGTGTACTTAAGTATCATCGCTGGTATTATTAGTGTGGATGTTGTGGAACTATTTATTACCAAAGGTGCAGGATGGATAGAAAAGTTTATCAATAAAAAATTTAATTTCAAAGAAGATGAAAGTAATTGATTTGTTTTACCTGGTGATACACTTTGTGATTATCGCGTTTATCCTGAGAGCTATTTTTTATTTATTTATGGCAAAAAAGCACATGCGCTGGTACTCCTTTGTTACTCGCGTAGTGCCGTTAATTGCTGGTTTGATAGGTTTGTTGCATCAAACTAATAATCCAGAACTGCTTGCAGAACGTTTTCCCTTTATCTGGTTGTTTATGATAGGTTTGTCACATTACTTCTATGTAAGTGCACGTGATATTGCTATGGCTGTAAATACTATAGAAAATACTATCACTGATGAAGTAGTTACCAGAAAATTACAAGTACTAGAAGATATTGAAGCCAATGATGGAGAAATCACTCACGTGTGTATTGATGATCTAGATAAAATGCTAGAGATTAATGTGACATACGCAACTTCCAATGCTCGTGATAAGGCACTTAGGAAAATACCACCACACGCATATAGCGACATGTGTTTTGTGTTTTACATGATGTATAATTCCGTGTTTGGTTTGCAGCAGCATAAAAAAGCACATGAACGTATAAGAATTATTGAAGGTCAAGTACTAGAACTACACAGTGGTGATGTTTTTAAAGCTGGTGATATTATAGACTTGCCACCAGGTGAACCACATGGTTTTAAAGCATTGTCATATGTAAAAGGAATTAGTGATCTCAAGAAAATAGAATAGTTATGAAAGGATTAATTCCAATTTTAGATGCAGGACATGGTGGTATGATTGCCGGTCAATACCAAACTGCAGGAAAACGTAGCCCAAACTGGGAAAAGGGTATTATTTATGAAGGCATGGCAAATCGATGGGTAGTAAATAGAACTATTGAGTTGTTGGATAATGCAAAAATTCCTTATCTACATGCATCTCCTGAGTTTACTGATATTCCTTTATGGCAGCGAGTGCAACGCAGCAACGACTGGCATCGTGAACAGCCTAATCAAGTGTACCTGGTAAGCAGTCATTTTAATGCTGGTGGTGGTAAAGGTGGTGAAATATTCACTAGTAAAGGTGAAACAAAGAGTGATCCTATCGCAACAATATTTTATAAACATATGGTTGATGGATTAGATGATCATGTGATGCGTAATGATTACAGCGATGGTGATCCAGATAAAGAAGCCAGTTTTAAAGTGCTGGTTGATACTAATTGTCCTGCTGTATTGATAGAATGGGCTTTTATGGATAACAAAAATGACTACAATCGTATTTGGGATAAGTCATTTATAGAGCAGTGTGCACAGGTGCAGTTTTGTGCTATTGAAGAATTATATAGATAGCATGTCAACCTACTTCAAAAAATACTGGTACATCCTAGTGATAGCAACTTTACTCCTATTTATCTGGTGGCAAAGAAGTGAACACCAGGCTGAAATGGTGGCTCATGACAAAGAAATCCTTAAACAAGCACAGGAGCGTGAGCAAAAGGCAGTAGACAGTATGCGCACTATCGTATCAGATATTCGTGAAAAATTACTAATTGAAAAAAACAAACCTGAAAAGGTGATAACAAAAAGATATGAAACGATTATTTATATGGATGTTACTGATAGCACCATTGTTGAGTCTGTCACAAGAGAAACCAGTAGATATAGAGCGAAAAGGCAATAAATGGCTTATTAGTAACGATGCCGCACAAGCATTTCATTACTTAACTGTGGCCAGAGATTCCTTGCAAAAAGAAAACCTCGAGCTACGTGAGCGAATTGCACAGCTAGAGCAAGAAAAAAAGGATATCATCGCAATGGCATTACAGGCCACAAATAATATTGACGAGCAAATAGATGAACAGCAAGATGCCAGTAATCAAGTTGATGAAAGTCAAAGTAATATTTTAAGATACTTTAAAAAGCAATCCAAAGGAATACAGCTTACTGGTTATTTACTTACTGATGTGCAACAATGGGATGCAATACGTTTTCAACCACGATTAAGCTTTCCTTTAACTGGTAATTGGTATTTTACCAGTGATGCTGTAGTTACTCAAGATAATAAGCCTAGTTATTTAATTGGTTTGGGATATAGGTTTTTATAGTTCAAAAACTCTATTGTCAATTTCATCCGTGGGAATGTATATCTGAAAGTCCTTTCTAGTAGGAATATTTCCACTAAATAAGCATTTACCTTCACCTATACGCTTACAAGTTAGTTTGTAATAGTCATTATCGTTTTCTGGATATACCGGAAATACTTTATATTTTTTACCTTCTTCTAGAATCATCACTACTTGTTAGTTTGTAATATTATCCACATAATTGCGTTACAAAATCGCCCCTTCAAAGTACTTAAGTTATGTAAATAATTATTAAATTTATATTATGAACGCTCACAACCAGCTATTACCGTTTCCTTTACCACCTTATTTATCAAGATTTGTAGCCAGTAAATTAAACAGTCCAATTCAAACACTTTCCAACGGTATCAATGTAAAAGCCTTACACGTACGTGGTAAATCAAGATTTGGTAAGATGATCTTGCGCAATTTAAAACAGGCAAATATACCAGTTAAAAAAGAGGTAAACACAACTCTCTATATCTCAGTTTCTAGTTACAGTGGTTCCAATAATGCTGGTGTCCTTTGTGGGGAAAATACGGAATACGTAATGCCAGTTGATATCATGAAGGATATTGTAGAAATTTTTGAGCAATACTACTACGATTGTTTTTACGAATATATGGAAGGCTCCATAAGTGCATTTGCAGAGACTGGAAAGCAAAAAGGGATCATCCATAAATCAATAAACTCTTTTATGCACCGCTATGGGACACCCGATAACCCAGAGTTGTTTGAGCGATTACGCAAGCGTTACCAGCGTCATAGGAAAAATAAGAGTAAAACACTTTTTTAATAAAATATTTTTACGGTGGTTGTGTCCCATTACAAAACCACCGCTTTTTTTACTGTCCTTTTCTAGTCTGTAGCAGGTTTCTATACTTGTATCATGCGACAGATAATCCTTTCAGAAATTCTTAAAGGTCCGTGGATGATGGAGCCACAGACAGCACAGGCATGGCTACCTACCATTGCATCTTGGTTACAACATAAGGATGCTTCTTTACCGGCTCAATTACCAGAAAAAGAAACAACAGGTTATTTTATTGATAGAGATGGTGTACGCTTTCGCGAAAGCGAAGGAAGCGATCCAGCTCTTACCGATCTCATAGGTGTGTTACACATAAATGGACCTATGATTAAATACGGTAACTGGTGCGCTTATGGAAGCGACGAATTAATTGCAATGGCTGATGCCCATGAGAATGATGATCGTGTAATAGGTCATTTATGGTTAGGTGATAGCGGTGGTGGTGCCGTGAACTCAATAGCGCCATATCTAGAATTTCACTCTCGCAGAAAAAAACCACTAATAAGCGCTGTAGATCTGTGTGCTAGCGCCAATCTTTATTCCCTAGCTCCTAGTGATAAATTATATGCTCTCAATAATTTGAGCTCAATGATAGGAAGCATAGGAGTAACCACTACCCTATACGATTATAGTAACTACCTAAAAAATCAAGGAGTTGCTGAGCGTGTTATAAACGCTTTACAATCCACTCATAAAAACACCAGCTTTTTCAAAGCACGTAATGGTGATGCAAAAGATTTTCAAGAAGAACACCTTAATCCATTAGCCCAGAAGTTTATGGATGATATGATAAAATATCGTCCTTCTATACAGGCAGACATAGAAGGAATTCTAAACGGTAAAATGTTCTATGCTGCAGAAGCTACAGAATATGGTCTTATAGATGGGGTGCGTACGATGCAGCAATGTATACAAGAGCTGCGCGATATGGCTGGTCGTAAAACTCTCGCTACAAATTTTATGTTTAATTAATGCTTTAAAAAATGAAAAAGCTGTATTTACAAATGGTTACCGCAATGACTGCCCTTTTTGCTACCAATGCAAAAATGGAAGGAATTGAGATGAAAGAAGGAGAAGTCCTTAGTCTGTCTGAAGAACAAAAAGAAGAGATAGACAAACACTTTGGTCAAGAAGGTCTTGCCGATAAATTTATGAGTTATCATAATGAGCAAGCTGCTTCACAGGATAATGAGCAAGCACGTAAACTGGCCCAACAATTTCTTGCTAGTGATGCCATGGATGATGATGAAGAAGAAGAGGAAGATGCAGATGAAGATAAAACTGCAACTGCTACCGATGCTGTAAAAAATCTAGGTGCTAAGGTCATTCATTTGGAACAGGATCTAAAAACTGCAAAAGACACCATTGATAAACTGGCCAATGGTCCCGATAATACGCCAGTAGAAAAAGTAACAGGTCAAGTAATTCAAGGAATGAAACACAGTAAAACACATCTATTTGGTAGTGGTCTGGCTATAGATGCTTATAACAACAGGCCATGGAATGCTGCTGCTGCTGCAGTATCACAAGGTACTAGTATAGACAAAGTTGCTCTTACACAATGGGGTGATAATGTGAACGTACAGCAATTAAATCAGGATATTGGTGAATATAGTCGTCAATTTGCAAACGAAATTATAAACGTATTGCGCGATGGGCAGGAAGTACCAAGCCACTGGGATTTTGTGAGTGGTGTTGAAGATGAATACATTACTACTCAACTTGCTAGCGGTGAAGTTACTCAAGGTTGGAAAGCTGCTTTTTTACCGAAAAATAAACAGAAGTTTGTGCCTATTATCAATAAAATATTTGATATTCAGATTGATGGTATTTTCACTCCAAAGGACTTGAAGTCTATTGAAAAGAACTATTTAAGAATGTGGTTTAATGAAGGAAGTGATCCTCACAAACCAAGGTTCGTTCAATTCATGGTTCAGCACCTTCTTGAAAAAGCTCGTAAAGAGGATAAAATAAGATTGTTCAAGGGTGTAGAGGATAAAGATGTAGATCGCACTGTTGCTGGTAATTATTTAAATGCTGCTGATGGTTACCTTAAAATAATTGATGACAATAGAGGTAAGACCTTTATGGCTATTGATACCGATGTGTTTACACCAGAAAACACTTATGACGTTATTCAGGACATCGTAGAGAATAAAATACCACAAGACTTTAGAGTAAGTGCAGGACTAGTTCTAGAGGTAGGTACAGATGTGCATAGATGGTATCATGACTCACGCGAGCGTAAAAAAGGAACAAATACAGACTATGCCCGTGTAACTACAGTGGAGAAATTTCCAAACATTACGTTTGAAGCTATACCACAATTAGAAGGTACTGGATTATGGACATTACAACCATCTGGAAATGTAGGTGTAATGGTGGATCGTCCAGGAGAGGAAAGTGTTCTTAAATTCCAAGAGTTTGACCGTAATGTAAAATTTATGGGAGATTACAAAATGGGAGTTTTTGTAAAAGCCTTTGGTGCTAAAGTAGATACTGATACTCCAACTTTAGAGAATCAATTATTCTTCTGTAACAATGTACCACTACTTACTGATGTATATATTGCTGCAGATGCTAATGATTCTACTCCAAGTGTGGCAGATCACCATGCATTAAGTTTAGGTGCAACCAACACAGGCGCAACTAACGTGACTAAAATAGACGATGTTGTTGAAGGTCAATATGTGTATTTATATGGTGATAGTGATGTAAACGTGAGTACTATTGTAAATGGTGCTAATATCATTCTAGATGATGGTGATTTTGCTTTAACTAAAGGAAACAAGATTACCTTGTTAGGTCTTTCAGGTGGTAAAGTAATTGAGGTTAACAGAACAGTTGCAGGAACAGCTGCAAGTGTTGAAGAAGTAATTCTTGCTGCAGACGCAACTACAGCAAATGCAGAAGCTGGTAAAAACTTCAAAACTCAAGAAAATACTGCTGCAACAGCATTCACTAATATTGAGAATGCCGTTAAGGATGTAGTTTATACCATTACCGGTGGTAGTGATACCAACGCAACTACAATTGCTGCAAGTAATGCAAACTTCTTGCTTACAGGTGATGTAACTCTTAATGAAGGTTCATTTATCAAGCTTTTATTCAACGGAAGCAAGTTTGTAGAAACTGCTCGTGGGTAATTAATACAGGAACTAGTGTTCTATATACACTAGTTCCTATTGTTTAACTTTAAAATATAAATATCATGAGTGGAATTGTTCACCCAAGAATAGGAAATAAATCAAGTGGAGCGCCACGTGGTAAAGACACAGAGATTGTCATCTTTAGATGGGATCATGTTCAAACAAAAGCGCCTAGAGATTCAAAAGGAGTAAAAATGCAAGGAAATATCGTGTTTAAAGACGGTATGTATGCTACTCAAGTTTATGCTACAAGTAGCAGTATTTCATTACCTAGAGGAATAGAAGGAGATGAAGACAAAGGAGCTTATACACAGGTTCCAGAATTTTCTCATCCAGGATCACCACTAGAACTTGAAGAATTACAGTACAATTTGATGAATAAACCATTAGGCGTAGCTGTAAAAGTAGGTGCTTGTGATGGCGAAGAGCCATACTACAAGGTTTACGGTACTGCATGTAATCCATTAAGATTGATAGTTGAAGGTCAAGATGATAATGAAGGTGTTGCGGATATCATGAGGTTTGAAATGTCAAGACCTTCTAGTGTTCCACCAGGACGTTATTATGGTACTTGGACCTTTGACAGCGCCACGGTAGTATTAGCTGATGCTACAACTGTAGATGTTACAAATGGTGATGGTGAATATCAATTAACAGATAACGCGGCACCAACAGAAATCACAGGTCTGACAAATGCAGTTAACGGTGGTAAGTATACCCTACTAGGTAGCGGTGGTACTAATCCAGCTACTATTCAGGCTACTGGTAACTTCATTCTTTTGGAAGGTGCAGACTGGCAAGGTTTATCTGGTGAACGCTTAACATTACAAGCGTTTAAAGATGGAGCAAGCAGTTTCAAATTTTTTGAATTAAGCCGTTCGTAAGTTTAATTTTTTTTGGTTGGTTGAAAACTCCTGTAGTGTAATGCTGCAGGAGTTTTTGCATTATAATACGTATTATTTAGAATTGTATGTAAAATAATACATACGAAAGCGTGCTTTTATATATATTTGTAAAACAGATATTTAACATGAAGTAGATTTTATTTGGTTTTTAATTAGAGAGAAAATCCTTGAAGTATACTACATCAAGGATTTTTTTTTAATTTTAAACCTAATTAATTTGGGAAATGCTACTCAGGTAATGTCGCAACTGGTAGATTTCTTTTATAAATATTATCGCGGCTTAATTTAACCAACTTTAAAAATGGAAGGACTAATTTATTTAATTGTAGGAGTAGTGTTCCTAGTAATTTTTGTAATCGCTATGCGTTTATTAGGCGCCTGGATGTTGCGAATCAATGAAATTTTACGCCATCAACAAATTCTAATTAATGAAGTAAAAAAACTAAATGGGTCTTACGGTGAACATCTCAAAAAATAAAGTAAAAATTACCAATTAAGCTTCTTGATTCTGCTTGTAATTCGGCAAAATCAAGTTTGCACAGTAAATGAAAGAACTATGCACAGTTATTTATAAAGTAACTGTGCATTTTTATTTACTGTTAATCAGCACATTATATCTGTATGCACAAATGCACGAATGCACCAAAGATTTCAACTTTAAACTTTAATAGGTAGGTGTGTTTCTTTTTTTTTCTCTTTCGCGCAAGCAAAAAAAGAGTAAAAATTGTATCTCAAACAAGGTGTCTGGACAGCATGTCCTTTTAGAATTTATAGGCTCTAATGATATTGCAGTAACAATAACGCAATTAGTCATGAGTAAATTAGAGAATGAGGTGATTCGTTTTATTAAAACAGATCGCTCACTGGCAAAAGGTAAAGAATTATACAACAGATTACCAGGTAAATCTAGAGCTTTACAATCATCTTTCAATAGAATGAATGGTACACCAAGCGATATTAATATCGTTTGCTTTGAATTATGTAAAGCGGTTGGTATATCTGAATATAAATATAAGGTCCTCATGCAGCAGGATGTTAAATCAATCAGTACTGATACTGAACTTGCTAAAACCCTTAACCCTATAACTCCTATTCAAAAAAACGACAGTATACCTGATATTCTGAATATAAATGTTGAAGATTATCAAATGGTAAGGTCTTTTGTAAAACAACAAGTGGAGAAAGGTGAAATTGAACAACCAGTCAACTGGAAAAAGGAAACACTAAAGGCCGTAACACATGGATTAAGAAAGAAGGCTCTTGAACAAATATCGATTGAATTACCTAAGAATGTAAAGGCAGGTATTGGAATAAGACAACAATTCCCCTTTTTGAGAGATCAATCTTGCCCAGACTTTTTAAAGATCCTGGTTGCTGATTTGATTACGGCACGTGAGAAATATGTTGCCGGTCATCAACAGTTATGGAATAAACTCACAAAAGAAGAACAGGCTTCACTTGCTCAGAATGTAGTAGAAAACTTCATGCTTAACAAACAGGCATTTGCAGAATTGGATCACTATCGAGAGTTTAACGAGATACTAGGTGAGCATCCATCTTATTTACCTATTAAGTACAGAAAAGAGTTTGAAGTATTGAATGCGGTAGAACTAGGTAAAAAGCAACAATCGTTAGATAAGAATGTGCGACGTAATACAACTAAATTGGAAAAGCTTCCTGAAGAAGATGACAAACGTGATGATTTACTAGCACGTATTGAAGATTACAAGGTTCAATTGCAAATTGTAACGGAGATCCTTAAAACTAGATAGCATGAAACGAACCAGTAATTTTTGGAAAGGAATATTACTTGTCATTCTCCCAATGATTATGGGGTATGTAGTTGCTTTATTATGGTTAATAAATGCGTTTATTGAGATTTATAATCTTATAGAAAGCTGGGTTGTATGAGTGTACACGATCTAATGGAGTCGCTCAATGAGGAAGATTTTGAGACTATTGAATACATGGCTAGTTTAAATGCAGGTCCACGAGACATAGCACGTAAACTAGCTGTTGATTTGCGTTCTTTTATGATTGCTTGGAATACACCAGATAACGCCGTGCGTATTGCTTACTTTAAAGGGGTTAAGGAAATAGAGATGGTTAAAGATGCTGCTCTATTAGATCGCGTGCGTGACGGAAATGTAACTGCTATGCAAATTGTAGATAAAGCACGTAAGGAACAGGATTTTCAGGACATAAAACGCCAAGTATTTGGATTAGACACATGATAGATAACTTGCTTAACAATAATAAAATGACTTTGGAAGATTTCCAGAACTGGGTAGATAATAATGCACCTGGAAATACCATGCCACCTGCTGTTTTTGAATACTCACAGCAGCTTGATATGATTCGTGGATGGTTTTATCAATCTCATTCTCCACAAAGAATTAAGAAGAAGCTTATGGCTGCATTTCCAGACATGAGTTATCGTGTGGCCTGTTTACGACTAAACGACGCGGTTGAGTACTTTTATCTAGATATGCAAGCGCGCAAAGAAGGCTGGGCCAATATCTATGCAGAAAAACAATGGCAACTTGCAGAGGCTACTCTATTGGGAGCGACAGAGCCTGCTCACTTTGATCTGGCTAGTAAAATGTTTGAAAGATCAATGAAAGCTAGAATGGAAGCAATTCCAGAAACTCCAGAGATACCTCAAGAACTATTAGATAAAAAACTTGCGATCTATACTCTTAAGGCCAAAGATGTAGGTCTCCCATCAATAAGCAGGCGTAAACTTGCTCAACAAATTGATCAATTAAAATTAGATGAAGGTGCTAAACTTAAGTTGAAACAAGATCTAGGAGAAGCACCTAGACAAATTTTTGATTACGAAGAAGATGAGGACTAGAATAGATCGTAATGACGATTCAGTTCAAATGAGATTTAGCAATTGGTTAATGCAATTGATCATGATGTTGCAAGCTAAATTCACTTATTTAGTTGCTGGTCGTGGTTCTACTAAGACTACTCAAGGTGCTGCGCAACTATTACAAGAAGTTTGTTATGATATGCCTGGTTGTCAAATTGCAGTAAGTGGCGATACATACATGAACTTACGCAAGAATGTCATACCGTCATTAATTCAAGGTTGGAAATTTAATGGTTGGGTTGAAGGTATTCATTTTGTTTTAGATACTAGACCACCTGATTTTTTTGATAAGCCATACAAGGCACCATTAGAATGGCGTAATACAATCACCACCTATACTGGAAATCACTTTAAATTTATTTCCCAAGATAGGCCAAGTAGTGGGGCTGGTGATTCATATCAGTATTTATATGTAGATGAAACAAAATCGCAAAGTGAAAAAAAATTAAGTAAGCTTACACCTGCTCTACGTGGTGGTAGTACAGTGCATATGAACTCTCCTTTTTATTGCGGTAGGCTTTACACCACAGATATGCCAAATCCTAATCATGGTGAGCATGATTTTATTCTAGAACTTGAAAAAAATATGGATCACAAAAGAATGCGTTTAGTGTTCCTTGCTGCCCAAGAAATAAATGACATAAAAATTGATCTGTTTAAAGCTCAACAAAAAAAAGATGACCATCTTATTTCACTTGCAGAAAGTAATCTAGAAAGGTGGACGGAAAAATGGAAATGGTTACGTCGTAATTCTACTTTCTTTTATGTGGCCAGTTCTTATGTAGCTGCAGATACTTTACCTGAAACCTATTTTAAGGATGCAATAGAAAATGAGAATTTTCGAGATGTCATGGTTTCATTATTCTCAATGAAAGTAAAATTGGATAAAGGTCAATTGTTTTATCCAGGATTTAAAAAACAACATTTGTTCTACGATGGTTATGAATATAATCGTATGGATGAAATTATTCAAAGCGGTGAAGATTTTGAAGAGTGTAGTCTTGATTTAAAATTCATAGATCATCATGCTCCTTTAGAAGCTGGATTTGATTCAGGTAATATGTGTTCTCTTATTGTAGGTCAAGCTCAAGGAGATATACAAAGATTACTTAAATTCCTGTACACACTACCAGAAGGAGATAGAACAGGTTTTATAAATGGATTAGGAAAATGGTTTAGAGATTATTTTGAATATCATCACTGTAAAGAATTGTCCTTATACCATGATCCTGCAACAAATAAATTTAAAGCAGTTGGAGATGATCACGCTAGTCGATTAAAACGTGCTATTGAATACGATGAAAAAGGCGCTGCTACTGGATGGGTAGTAACCTTAATGAATGAAAGTCAAGGAAGTATTTCACAACAGGAAGAGTACGATTTGATGTTAGAAATTTTAGAAGAAAAAAATCCAGCATTACCCAAGCTTAGAATCGATGGTAACACTTGTAAGCCATTAAAGGGAAGTATGGAAATGGCTGAGAAGATTGAAAAAGTTAATAAACGTGGTGAGAAAACCATTCATAAAAATAAAACAAACGAAAAAACACAAGATTGGCAACGCTTACTTCATGCTAGTACTAATCCTAGTGATTCAATGAAGTACTATTTATGTCGTAAAGAGTACTTAGAGGTATTGAGCGGTCAAAAAAGAGGGTTTGTTTATATACCTAAATAGCACTTTTACAACTGATTAACTATGTTTATTTAAACTTTTTGAAAAGGTTTAAATACTAACTAGCTGCATTGTAAAGATTAAACATAAACTGCTAATGAAATAAGTTTGATTCTATGTCAAAAGATCGCAGTCTCTCGCTAAATTCTGTTTTGGTCTGGACGATTTTCTCGTAATCAGATATATGACGTCCTTTTATACATTTCTAATTAGATGCAAATTGCTATCAATGAGTAAGGAACAACACTACACACTTCAAGAAGCGATGAATGTAATGAAAGGTCTTAGTAAGACAGGTCGCAGCTTTGATATTGTTTACATGAAGATCAATGGTGGTTTAGGAAAATTTCCCAGATGTAGAATGATAAAACAAAATCTAAAAAATGATAAGCGCGGTAGATATAAACTACAATTCATTAATGATGAAGATAAGCGTAAAAGCTGCTACATTCCTTTGCTTATGTCTGTTAATGGTATTAAAATAGTTATGCGATGAATGAGTCATTATTTGATGTCGATTCCCACAAGTTCTTAGAACACAACACAGGTGTTAATCACTACCAAATAGTTGGAAGAGATGCTACTGGAAGTAAAGGAAGTGCAAGTACAGAAGATTACAGTCAATGGTCTGAGCAGCCATTGTCTTTAGGAAATTATAAGGTCATTCCTTTTGGTAGCAGTAATGATTTACCAAAACAAATTCAAGACACTGTATTCCCTAATCATTTGGCACCAGGTGTTCAGGATAGAAAGGTAGAATTGCTTATGGGCCAAGGACCATATCTATATGTCGAAGTTCAAGATGGCAAGAACTATACAAGACAAGCATCAAAGGATAGTCAACCTAGTTCCTATTTATATAAGAATAATTATGAGGACTTATTAGAATGTCGCGCTACAGACTTTTATTACTCAAACATCATGTATGCTAAAATAACCAGGGCAAACGGTATACGAATGGGAATTAATACTCAACTTCCTCTACCGTTAATAGAGCATGTGTCTAGTGGTGATTGTCGTTTAGCTTATAGCGTTACAGATAAAAGAAAATCACCAACTCATGTTATTGTTGGTAATTGGAATAAAGGCGGTAACAATCTTGATGATTTTGAAATTTATCCTATTTGGGATAAAGAAAATCCAACGAAACATGCTCACTCCATACATGTGAGTATAAGAAAATCATATGGAGTTCCATTTTACTCAATCCCTAACATATTTGGAGCACTTAAATGGATATCAAGATCAACAGCAACTCCTAGAATTTTAGAAGCCTTTACCGATAATTCACTGTCTGTAAAATGGCATATAGAGTCACCAGCACAATATTGGAACGATATTGAAACACAGCTCAAGAAAAAGCATGGAGCTGCTTATTCAGATAAATTGCTTCAAAAAGAACAGGATCGAATATTTCAAGAACTTACAGATGTGTTGTCCGGTATGAACAATGCAGGTAAATGGTGGCATAACCAATATGTTACAAAACTTATTGGGTCTCAAGCTAAAGAGCAAGGATGGAGAATTACCGCGATTGATCAAAAAATAGGTGATTACGTAAAATCCTATCTTGAAATAGGCCAGCATGCAGATTTCCAAACTCTAGCTGCTCTCGGATTACATAGTGCTTTAGCTAATGTAGGTGTAGATGGAAAATCAGATAGTGGTAGTGAACAATTCTATGCCTATAAAATTCATAAGCTTACAAGTATACCACTAGCAGAAAGAAAGGTTTGTCAAGTATTTAATGATGTTCTAAAAGTTAATTTCCCAAAGACTGAGTATAAAGTAGGTTTTCTTCACGTTGACGTAGAACGTGAACAGGATGTTACTAGTTCAAGACGCATAGCAAATCAAAATCCTACAGCATAATGAAACTATTATTTAACAGAAATGGAGAAGGAAGTGCCGAGATGAAACAATTACTTGGCTGGCTAAACACTACTCTAAGATATAAAAACATTGAAAGCGACATTGATCTAGAAACACCTAGATTAATAGAGTTTATAAGTCAACCAGTATATGATCATATTTACAATTTGTACAAGACAAATTCAAATGAAGAAGTTGATAAAGATTTGATAAAGTATGCTCAGCTATACATAAGTTGTATGGCTTATCTCTCGTATGCTTCTAATAACGATTTATCACATGGATCTACCGGGCGTAAACAATACAAAGCGATAATGAAAGTGCTGCTTGGGAATGGCAAATAAAAGCTGATGAAGGAGCTACTATGCGACGTGCATACAAGGCTTTAGATAGATTGATAGACTTATTAAATAAGATCGAGTTAAAAGAATGGATTGATTCAAAAGCGTTTACGGCTTCTAAAGAATTACTCATACAATCTACTGATGATTTAGATAAAATTGAACCTATTAACAATAGTGGTCAACTATATTACAGATTGGTTGCTTATATGCAACTAGCAGAAATTGAACATGTAAATCCCATTCTAGACAATGAGACTTTAACTATTATTAAAACGGGAACAGACTTAGATGCAAATCAAAAACTAGTTAGGTTGCATGCACAAAGATTGACCGCTTATACTGCTCTTGCAGATGCTTATCAAACTTTCCCTTTAGAAATGTTTCCAGGCGATATAAATTATGCTGCAGGTGCAAATTATAAACACACAGTAACAGGAAACAAAACACTCTTTTATAAAGAACGTGCCCAATCAACAGCACTAGCATTGCAAAACGCTTACCAAGCACTCAAAGGTTATGAACAGACTTATTCTCTACCTGATAACAGCGACACCAGCAAAAAATTCATAAACTTATAATAAAATGAAAAAAACCATTTACAAATTAATACAATGGATCAATAACTTGATTTTAGCATCTCGTGAAAAAAGAGCTATTCAAAAACTAGCTCAAGACTTTACTACGTCTTATGATAAGGAATCTAACGAACGACAAATCTCTAGATTAAAGGTGCGCAATGAACCTAATAATGCGACCGTATATGATTATTTATTTGGATTTGGTCTTAATCCTTCTCCTAATGATCTTGAAAAAATAGAAGAAGTCGCTGCTCAATGTCGTGCAAATGGTTGGAAAAATATTTCATCTCGTTATTTAGCTGCTATCTTAACCAGTAAATACAATTTAGAGCAAGTATTATATAATGGATTAGACGATGCCATTTTAAAAGTTGCTGGTCATCATTTTGGAACGATAAGAAAACCTGTAAAACCAGGCAGAAATTCCATTTGTCTTTGTGGTAGTGGTTTGAAATATAAAAAATGTTGCCATTTAAAAGTAATGCACAGTGCTACAGCTATCTCTTAAATCTTCAAAAGCATTGTTTCCAGAAAGTGTAGGTGAACTTACGGGTTCTCAATTTTATGTTGTAGCACAAAACTATTTGTCCTATCAACTAGAATTAATGGATTACAAAACTATGTGCATCAATATAGTTTACGGTATTCTAAACATGCGACGCAGTATTGATACAAGTAATGAGCAAGCTTATAACCTGGTACGTAATGTTCACTATTTAAGTATGGTAGTGCAGGATTTTTTTGAAAAGAACAATGAATCCGTTTCACTCAAACTAGATTTTACTAATAATCCCTTACCAGAAATTAATATCAAAGGCAAGATATTTAAAGGTCCAGATATGTTGATCAGTGGATTATCCTTTGGTAATTACATTCAAGCTATAAATGCTTATAACGACTATGCCCGATTTAATGACGCTAGTGATTTACACAAATTAATTGGTGCATTGTACAGTCCAAAAGATCACAATACCCTGATTACACCACAATCATTGGATCCAGTTCAGTGTTTTATGATCTTTCTATTTTTTGCAGCAACACAACATTTCATTGTCAATGCTACAGCAATGGAAATAGGCGGTGGTGCGGTTGTAAATCTTGCACAATTATTTAAAGACACAGGCAATAATAAAGATTCAGGTTCCAAGTTTGGGTTAATTGGTGCGTTATATGAATTAGGAAAGGAAGGTACTTTTGGTAGTGTAGAAAATGTAGAAAATCGCCCAGCTTGGGATGTGCTAGTTCGTATGGCACAACTCCATGAAGCTGGAATTAAAATGAAAAGAGATGCTAAAATCAAGCGAAATAAAAACAATACTTGATAAGGTTGTAAACAAAATACCTGCAGTAGCTGGATACTCAATTGTCTATGATGATAACGACTTTGCTCAAAAGCGACGCGACTTTGAATGTTTAGATACACAGGTACATTTAGTTGCCGTATTGCCTAATAGTAATTTGAGTGGTATTAATAAAGATAGTAGCTATTACTCAAATCAATTAATACTGTTTATCATACAACCACAAGATGGAAAGGATGTTGAAATAAATAATGATCAAATTGATTTTGCTATTGATCAAGAGCGTAAAATCACAAAATTATTCTCGTCTTGGGGTGGTACATTAGAATGTCCAGTAAAGGGTTTTGAAACTTTAGGAAGTTCATTTGAACCAGTAAGGGATTACCACACTACAATAGGTGTAACAGCCACATACATTTTTAGAAAAAATGCATAACAAACTTCCATATATAAGGTCTCCAGTACCTCACTAGTCCGTTTTGTCTGCCACAAGCCACTTTTTTAAAGAGTGGCTTTTTTTATTACGCTTTCGCGAAAACGTAGAAACCAATAAACCACGATTTTAAATTACCTTTGAACATAATTTAAACCAATTAAAAAATGCTTTACATCACATTCATCATCGTATTTGGACTAATAATCCTATTATTCATTATTAAAGGTAGCACCAGTAAAGACAAGCATCTACAGGCACAGCTAGATAAATATATAGAGCGAGAAGGTTACATAGTAAAAGAAGTAAAAACATTAAAAAAAGACCTTAAAAAATTAGAAGCAAAATTAAAAGGCTATCAAGAATATGAAATAGCCGGTGTTCATATTTCAAAACGTAAAAATTACATACTAGATAATTGTAATGAAGGCGATGAAATAACACTAAAGCCCGAGCCTAACAATCCTGTAGATGAAAATGCTATTGCCATTTATCATGAATCAAAACATATAGGATATGTAAGAGCTATTGATATTGACAAACTCAAAGACACTGTAAATGACATCTATAGCGCCTATATTGAAAAAATAGAAGTAGGCTACCATTTCACAGTGACCTTCATGATTAAAAAACATTAAAGTATGCAATGTTGTAGTAATGTTGTACAAATGTTATATATTTGAATCGACATTATTCCTCGGAGAAGTAATTCTTCGAATTTTACATTTTAAATAAAAGCAGCAGCTTTGATACGGTGGTACTCAGGAAACGAGGTACGTTCTAATCTTCGAGGTTATAATGTCACACCTAAGTCGGGCTGCTGTGCCATTTATTATGGAAACACCATTAAACAATGAACTTAATGTTCAATACAAGAACCTTGTGGTTACACAGGCTTTTACAAAGTTTTTCGATGATTTTTCACCTAAAGAAGTAGTAGTACAGCTAGTAGACAGTATGTTACTAGATGGTCAACATCGCCAGGGCGATAACATGTACTTATTAAGTGAACTAGCATTATGTGCTATTAATGTACTAGAAGTTGATTGCCTGACTACACCACGACCAGAAGAAGATGATTTATTAAGAATGGATCTCATACTACGAGAACCGCAAGATGGTAGTTTAGATATAACATCTTAAACCCTATCACATCATGTCAAGTTAAACTAAAAAGCCACTTCATTAACAAGTGGCTTTTTTTATTATGCTTTCGCAATAGCAAACTATTCAAGCAATTCTTGTCCTTTTATATACTTCTACATCTTATCAAATTGCAGGTATGAACAATGTACCAGCACTAGATAACAGCGCAGTGGCTTTATTAAAGTCTAGGAATAACCTAGAGAAAATACAGAATCTGTACATACAGCGCAATCTAGAAGCAATGGCTGAAGAATGGGCAGATGCTCAAAGTAAACTACTCACAGGATCACAATTTGCAGACCTTTTAAACAAATCAAAATTTAAAGTTACCGGCACTACTCTATCTCACTCTCATAGTGAAACTCAACGTTTCATTGATATGAAAAAGTGGTACGGTAGGAAACGCAAACCTATTAAAGTACACAACACGCAACTGTATATAACCATGAATAGATTACTATTCAGATTACGATATGGATTTACTCGTGCTGTAAGAGAACAAATTGCCCAAACTATAGAAATGTAACCATGGCTAGAAAAATAAGCGACGAGCAATTAAATATTAATATCAAAGTAGCAGGTGATGCTGCTAGGGTAAGAATGGCCGAATTAGCCAAGACGAACGAAGAACTTAAAAATCAGAACAAAGAACTAAATAAGGAAAAAAAGCGATTAGAACGGCAAGGTAAACAAGAGACTGAAACATATAAGAAGCTCACAGAAGAAATTAAAAAAAATGAAGACACAGTTGCTTCTAATAAAGAAGAGCAAAAAAAGTTTTTTAAAACCTTAGACCGCACTCAAAAGTCAATGAAAGAGCTCAAATCTGAAGCTCGCATTTTGTCGCAACAATTAGATCAAGAAATTCAAGGTACTGAAGAGTATAATAGATTACAGAAGGAACTAGGAGCAACTAAACAACGCATGTATGAAATGCGTAAGGAAAACTTTGAAGTTCAAAAAGCTATGGGAAGTACTGAAGATCTCGCTGAAGGCCTTGTAAATGTATTCGGTGATTTGTTCGGTGCCTTACAATCAGGTAATCTCATACAGGCTGGTGATGCTCTCAAGGGAATAAGAGGGCAAATATGGGGAATGACCAAGGCAGCTGCAGCTTTTATTGCAACACCGCTGGGCGCTGCAATTGCAGCTATTGTAGCTATAGGTGCTGGTTTTCAACAATGGGCAAAATTTAATGAGCAATTAGCCATTTATAAAAGACAGGTTGAAGATATTACTGGTGTAGAATCAAGTGCTAGTACTGCCATTTCAAATAGAGCTAGCGCTCTAGAAGAAGTTTATGGAATAGAAAGACAAGAAAGTATAAGGGCAGCAGATTCATTGGTCAAACAAATGGGAGTTACTTATGATGAAGCCTTTAATATAATTGGATCTAGTCTAGATGGTGGTGCTAAACAAAACGCTGAGTTTTTTGATAGTATAAATGAATATCCAACATTTTTTGACAGCATGGGCTATAGTGCTCAACAGTTTGCTAATATTATTAATAAAGGATATGATTTAAAAATATATAGCGACAAACTGCCTGATGCTCTTAAAGAGGTTAATCTTGCATTAAGAGAACAAACTCCACAAGTTAGGGAAGCACTTAGCAATGCATTTGGAGCAGCATTCACGGATGATTTACTGTCTAAAATAAATACGGGTAGACTTAATACCTCACAGGCACTTGACCAAATAGCAGCAAAAAGTAAGGAAACTAACCTTTCAATACAACAGCAAGCGCAACTTACGGCCGATGTGTTTAAAGGAGCTGGTGAAGATGTAGGCGGTTTTCAAAAAATAATGGAAGCGGTAGCTGCTGCTAATGATGCTACTACTGAATCCCTGACTCCATTGCAGCAAGGAATGCGAGATCTACGTATAGCCAGTGAAGAATTAGAGGAAGCAAAAAGTGGAGCTCTAGAATCTGAATCATTCATAAGATTCTCACAAGGCTTTGATTTGTTTTGGAAAAGACTTCAAACTGGTTTTTACGACGTCTTAGATGGTATAGTAGATTTTGTTGTTGATACAGAAGGGCAAGTAAGGAAGGTGCCTACCACTTTGATTTTACTATTGAGATCATTACCTGTAAGAGTTCAAAAGTATTTTGGTCAGATTCAAACCGGCATATCACAATTAGTATCAAGTTTTAGTTCTGGTTTTTCGTTTATTGAAGATGTAATAAGCCTAGATTTTGATGCTGCAAGTAAATCATACGATGACTTTAAAAACAAAGTTAGTCAGGGATTTGATAGTGTTTTTATTGCTGATGATGTTTTGGATGATTTCAAAAAAGCTTACGAGCAAAGTAGTGAATTAGTAGAAAAACAAATTCAAGCCGAAAAAGCCCTAGCTGCTGAGCAGAAAAAGCGCAGGCAAAATGAAATAAGTGCTGCAGAGATTATCGACACACCTGCAGAGATAGATGCGCAAATCTCAAAACTTAAAACGTTGCAAAGTCAAGTTAAATCAAGAAAAGAATACCTTGAATTACAACGTCAAATTAATGATTTAGAAAAACAAAAAACAGCTATTACTGGCACAAACAGTAGTGGGAAATCAAATGACAAACCAAATCAAAAATTATCTCCCGAAGATCAACAGAAATTAAACAGCCGTAAAAAGTTAGCCGAATTATTAGATCAATTTGATGAAGAGCAGAAAATAAAGCAAGCCACAAAAGATCTAGAAGAGGAAGAAGCTCAGCAACTCAAAGAAGAATTAGAACTTCAAAAAAGGTATGAGAAATTAGAGTTAGAAGCTTATGAAGAGACTGAATTGTTAAAACGTCTTGAGAATCAAAAAGCTATTGAACTTCAAGAGATACGTGACAACTACGATCAAATTCGTTTAGAAAAAAAACGTCAGGTTGAGGAAGAGCTACTAAAAGTAGAGTTAGATGCCAAAGCTAAATTAGTAGAAGCAGAAAACAATCTCACAGCTGTCAGAAGATCTGCTGCTAATCAAGGTGTAGAAATATTAAAAGGTTTTGTAGGTCAAAATTCAGAAGCCTATAAAATCTTGTCTGCAATACAAGCAGGAGTTGCAATATCTGATGTTATTGCAAGGTCGAGTGCAGCCATAGCGACGGCCACCGCAAATGAAGCTATGATTCCAGCAATATTACCACCTGGTATTCCTAACCCTGCAAAACCTTTCTCAGTTGCTTCTACCGCAAAGAATATCGCTGCCACTAAATTATCTGCAGGTTTACAAATTGCTTCCATAGCAGCAAATACTTTTAAAGGTTTTGAAGATGGATATTATCCATGGACACAAACTATAACCAGGGACGATGGCAAAAAGTTTGGAGCTGCTTACGGTGGCAAAACAAAAACTACAGTAGTATCTAGACCTACCATGTTTTCAGATTATCTCACTGGTGAAGGCCATAGAAAGGAATTAATTGTGGACAGCCGAACATTTTCACGTTTAGATCCAGCAGTTATTAATCATATAAAACTAGCTAGTCATGGTATTACAGGTTACGAGGACGGTTTTAAAGGTCCAGCAGCTAGAAATCAATTGGAGAATAACATGGCAACTTCACAAGCTAATGATGAAATTCTACAAACAATGGATATGTTAAACAGTACCATTATGATGCTAGCAAATAAACTGGATAAACCTTTCAACGCGGTTGCACAAATAGGTTATCCAGAAGCAGAAAGCATAGAACAATTAATGAGAGAAGCAGCAAACTCAAGAAACAAAGCAAGACCATGATAGATTTACTTCAAGCACCATTGCAAGACAGTTTGCTATGGGATGCCAATAACAGTTTAATAAAACTTAAATCTTATAGAAATAATACTCATTATTTTAGAGCCGTCATTTCTATCAATGACCTTCCATTTATAACACAAAATTGGAGTAAAGATGCAGCTGGTGTTGCTGTTCAAGATTTACAAAAACTGTATTATAATTATTTCAATCCTTCATTTTCTCCTATATCATCTGGCGCTCCATCAATTACACACTTAGATTACTTGAAGAAAAAAGTTAGTATAGAGATACAAGAATGTTTAATAGGTACTACTACTGTAGAGGAATCAATAACATTACCTGATTATCACATTTGTTTTACTGAAAGATCAAATGATATTGAAATGCAGGATAATCTGATTTTGTTAAGCGATGTCAATGAAATCAAAGTATTTGGAGCTTCAAAGATTAGGATACCTTTTTATTGTGTTCAAGGTGATTTTACTGTAGAAATAGCAAACTCACAAGATGATGTGTTAAACTCAACAATCAATCATACAGCAATTGAAAATGGAATTTATCAATTGGATATTGATCTTAATAATCTAAATACTCAAATACCTAGTAGTGGTGATGAAGTTGTTGTAACTATTTCTCAAGGCACTAGTAGAATTACCTACACAGCTATATTGACTAATAGAAGTTTATACTCTACTAAAACTATTTATTACCGCAATAGTTATGGAGTCTATCAAATAGCTTATTTATTTGGCCAACAAAAAATTGAGAATCAATTAGAGAAAGACACATACATAAATAATAATCAGTCTCCAATTACGCATTATGTGGATGACATGGAGATAACTGAATTATCTAGTGGCCATGGACATTTATCCTTAAGTAAGTTAATGCTGGATATTTCAAGAAGTCTTGATGTTAAATTATTAATTGATAACAATTGGACAACTGTCCATTGTTCTACGGACAAAACTTTGACTCAAGTAGAACGCCAATATGTATATCAGGAAGTCCTCACTTTTGAAAGAAACTCTTTTGGCCAGTTTGAAACTGGTCAATACATTCCTATTCCTGATATTCTTGACCTTAACTACACTATCGATGAAAACAATATTCTAATCATTCCACTTAGCGACTTTACAACCGCAGCAAATGGTTTTGTATATGATAGGATAAGAATTAATCAACCTAGTGTTAATGCACGTTATGGATATAATAATAGTACTAGTACAGTATTTACAAACGATCCATTATTTAATAACAATTTCATTCCAGAGGCATACCTAGTTTCTGAAATCAACGAGGTTATCTATTTTCCTCAACCAAATGCGGTTGGCAGTCCTTTAGATTCTTTATTATTTCAATTAGGAAATGGAACAATTTGGAGTAACCCTGCATCGTTAACTGTTGTAGTTAATGATCTTAATCCAGGTAACCAGGCACCTATTATTCAAATTAGTCGAACTAGTAGACAAGTGGTCCTCAATCAAAATGGAGATGCAACACTTGATTTAAATACTGTCATTACAGATCCCGATGGAGATCCAGTAACAATATTGTGGGAAGCTCTGAATAATGCACCTATTACATTCAGTCCTAATAATGCAGCTAGTACTCAGGTAACTTTAACAGGTGCTGCTATAGATACGACCTATCAAGTTAAAGTAACAGCAACTGATAATAATAGTAATGTGAGCACTTTAATTGTTGATATAAGAACATTAAACTTCATCATTTATAGTCGTTTAGAAACTAATATAGCTGAATCAAGCGGTAGTGTTACAGTATATGATTTAATAATTGGAAACTTACCACAAGGTGAGAGTATTGAAGTGGTAAGTGAAGCTGCTACAACTTTTAATACTCAGGCCTTCAGGATAGATTATTTAACTGCTAAAGAGAGAACTGCAAGCAGTTACCAGCGTTTGGTGAGAACAACTCACACAAATACAACAGGTGCCCAGGAATTCACAGTAAAAATTGCTTTTGATAACATAAGCTCCAGCAATGATGCAAAATTATTTGTTAGACTTGATAACCCTTCTATAGGATTTATTGAAGAGTTTAATGAAAAAGAGATAAATCCAGCTAAACCATGAGTAGTATAATAATACAAGTTGCAGGTAAGGAAGTACCTTTTGTTGATGCAGATTTACGCTTTCGCGAAAGCAATAATAGTTTTACTGATTCTATTGAATTACCACATGCTAAATTTCCTATTCGTATACCAGAGAATACACAAACAGTAGAAGCGTTAGGGGCTCCATCACTTACGGCAGCAAGAAAACAGCGCAATTATGATTGTATAATTATAATAGGTCAAAACAGATATAGAGGTACGCTTGAAATAATTAAATATTTCAATACATATCGCAAAGCAGATTTATCTTATAACAGTCCAGTCAAGGACCTATTGAGTAGTAAAATTTATGATTTCCTACCAGCAATAAACTTGAAAGGTGATGATCCGGATAGCGTTCCCTTTAGCCCACGATCAGATCAAGAGTTTAATGCACAAGTAGAACTTAATAATTATGCTACATCCAATTTGCTCAAAACATTTCCAGAAATTCAATGGCAATTACCATCCTTTATTCACCCTGATAGAATAGAAGAAGGTAAAAAGGAAATTGATGAAGACTTTTCATTTTATAAGGAAGCAATAAATGGAAGAGATTCAAATGGTGATTTATTTATAAATGATGCTACGGTTACACCTACCGAATTTGAAGTTCGTAATAGAAATATTATTTGTCCGAAAGTATTTGTAATGTCGCCACTCTTAAATGCATTAGAATCTATAGGCTACACACTAAAAGGAGCAGGTGCTTTTCATCCATTAATTAAAAGCTTATTGTATTATAGTGAAGAAGATCAAATGACTGAAATACAATATAGAACTCCAGGACAATTTTTTGATCCTTCATTGACTCCGACATGGTCCTTTAGCTTTGCATCGCCTATAGGTGTTTCATGGCAAAGACGCAGTGAATTAACAATGAACATACAAGGGAATATCACTGTTAACATTAAACTTGAATGGGCACCTACAACTATAACTAATAGAGATACCTACGTAAGTGTGGTCTGGCAAAACAATATAGTATTTAGTGAAGTTTTTTTTGATCCAGTTGATTATCAAGCTCAAACAAATATTACTGTAGACTCAAACAATGTAGGAGATACGCTTACTTTCTTCTTACATCAAAGGCAACAATTTCCAGAACCAATTGTTTTTGAAGTTGAGACAGTAAAAGATCAAAAGGAAAATCTATTTTATGACGTGCATCCCACTATAGATTTTAAGCGATATGTACCAGACTGGACCATTTCAAACTTATTATCAAATTTAAAGTTATTTAATTTAAAGCCTGTTATTGACGATGTAAGTAAAGAATTTAGTCTTGTATTTAATGAACAAGATTATCTATTTAAACGAGATGCCGTTGTAATTAAGGGTAATAGAAATTTAAGAGAATTTGACAATATTGAGAATGATAATTTTGTTTTACGATATGATAATGATACAGATGAATATATTTCAATTAATCAGGATCAAAGTATAATTAACGGAATTGTAAACGATAGAACCGCGGTATTTAACAGTGAATTTAATATTGTACCACATAATGGAAATACATCTATTATCAATGAAACATATTTAGATAAAAAAGGTGTAGGTCTTATGATTTATAATCCACTAAATGCACCATTTGTAAGTACTGAGGTAAACGGAGCAAGTTTAAGTATAACAGGTAATAATGGAATCTATAATTCATTTCATAAAGCATGGATTTCATTTCTATTAGATGGTTCAATCGTTCCAATTAATTTGCAAGTGAGCTCTACTTTATTACAAGAGATACTTAAGAAGCAAGACATATTTGTAAATGGTAAAAGGTTTTTACTAGTAGAATCTGATTACAAACCTAAAGGTCAAAACGTTTATGATTTGAATCTGAAATTAATGAGTGTCAACATTTAGAATATTATCCAGGTTTAAAATATCTTTTTCCATTAGGTTGTCAGCTACATGAACATATTTTATTGTTTGCTTTATGTTGGAATGACCTAGTAGTTTTTGAAGTTTAGCGACATTTCCACCATTAACTAAATATTGAGTTGCAAAAGTGTGTCGAGCTACATGTAGGTGTATATTTTTCTTTATCCCACATTCTCTAGCTACATCCTTCAAATATTGATTTGTTTTTTGAGTAGTAATAGTTTCTATCCATAACTCATGTTTATCTACATCAATAAAAGATAATGCAGCCTTGCATAATTTTATACGTACAAATGGATTAGGAGCTTTTTTTGCAGTAAAAGCAAGAACGCCTTCTATTATATTATCAGCATTTATGGTCCATAGATCACTTGCTCTTAAACCGGTAAAGCATGAGAACAAATATTTTTGCAACGCTACCTTGCGATGTTTAGGAATGAAGCTGCTGTGGTAGTATTCATTTAATTTATTTATCTCTTCAGTTGTGTGATAAGTAATTCTGTTTTTTACAGATTGTACTTTTATGTCCTTGTGACTTATACCAATATAAATACCTTTATTTTCAGCTTCACCTATATATTTTTTAAAGGTCTTAATATTACTTTCAATAGTGTTTTTATTGTTTTTCCTTGGAGCTTTTACACACCATTTCTTAAAGGAGTTAACCCAATCATTATTGATTTGATTAAAATAAAGTGGGTTTTGGAACTCCTTAATTTTCTTCAATACTGATTTATGAGCTTTATAGGTGCCATGTGTGTATAATTCCCTGTTATTATTCAAATGCTCCATCGCAAAAACATTAAAACAAACCCTAGCGTTAGGATTTGTTATAGCATCTAACACATCTGATGCGGTGAATGTTTGCTCACTTAATCTGTAGTTTACTATTATTTTATTGGCCTTACTCTTTACTTGATCAAGAATTAAATTAAGATCAACACTATGCTCACATTTTTTTGAAATGAGTTGGCTTTTCGCATTCCAATGTTCAGGTTTTATATATATGTCTAATGGCAATCTTTTTCTATCACCAGTAGAATACAATTCAAGATAAAGTTTACAGGTGCCGTCGGATCTTTTGTAGTCCTTTTTCATCATTATCTTATATCTCACTGTACTAATTTTTTTTGTTGGTACACTTTGTAGTACAAAATCATTAAAAATGGGAGTGGTCCTTGGCGAAAATTCCAT